TGTGCCGGTATGACCTTTCGGTGCCAGAAGGTGCGCCCAATACCGGCGGCGCATAAGATGGAGGAAACGGGTTGAGTGGAAAGACGGGTGGATGACTATTCCTTATCATCCACTGTACCTATTGTAGCACATCATTAGGTGGAATTTGTGCCAACTTTCTCTGCAAAACCACAATATATGGCTATGTCATAGAGAAATTGCTCTTTCCTCCGGCTGAATGTCCGCTCGCTTATCCCCGGCACGATAATCCTATTGCGGGAATACTTGTGCTTGCCCTGACAGTTGCGCATGATCCCCTGTGTAAGCTGTTTACGGATGCTCTCACTCTCCAAACCCCGCCCGCAGCGGTCTATGGCGTATTCTACAGCCCGCATTTTCTTGGTTTCCGCCCAGTTTTCTATGTCCGCAAGCTGTTCCGCCTTGCCCTCTGCTGGCCTACCAATGCCGGGGGAGTGGGGCATACCGTCCGCACTCTTGCTGCCGTATAGAATCTCGTTCCGCGCATCGTTGTATGCCTTTACCCTCCGGGGATAGCCTCTGACATAGGCGATGCACTCAAGGCGCACATCTGCAGGAAGTGTGTATTTTTTGCTCATGTACCCCCCTAATCCCCGAACGCTACATTATGCTCCTCTGCGAGCACCTGTTTTATGTCCTTGCGCTTAATCCTGCCATCGTTGATCTCTTCCGCAAGTGCTACAATGCACTCGTACAGATAACTGATCGACATGGTATCGTGCACATCTGCCGTCTGCTCTTTGATGTGCCAACCGCACTTGTCAAGCAGCACCATCGCCACGTTGCCCATAGTATCTTGCGTGCCGTGCAACTTGCCCAGTATGTAAGCCTGTTTCGGGTTATTGGGCAGCGGTCTCCCGTTAACTTTCATCGCTGTCACCGTCCATTTCCACCCCACAGTTGGGGCAATAGTTCCAATCCCCAACATTGAAAAATGTAAAGTCTCGCTTCACCATCACGCCGCACTCCGGGCATTTGAGATAATCATGATCATCAATCCACCGCCCATGCATCACCGGAGCCACATCGGCGGTGGGAACAGCTAAAATAGCCTCTATTCCGCTCCCACAGTCCCCGCACCACTTGCGGATCGCCTCCAGCGCGTCCGCTCTCTTGATGTGTTCGTCCATCATACGATTCCCTCCAGTCTCGTGCCGCACCTCCGGCAATAATGCCAGTCGCGCAGATCAAATTCCCGCAGATCTTCGTGCGCGTTCAGCGCGCAGCAAAACGGGCACACCAGATCGATCTCTCCCGTTGCATACCGGTAGACCTTCCACTTCCAGCGCACCACCTTTGCCACGTCCCGCGCCTGCCGATAAACCTTCTGCCGATCCATCATTCCGCCTCCCCCAGCATACCCTTGATCTCGTCGATATTTGCCCGGATAATATCCATCGTCACGTCGCTCTGGATGTGGTGTGCAAACACGGCCTTGTCCGTTGCGTCTGCCCCATAGTACCCCGTAAAGACGTCGCCGTCGGGCGATGTTGCGGCGATGCACAGGCACACGGGATCAAGCCCCGCGATGACCTGCAGCGATTCTTCCAGCCATGCCGCATACGGCTGTTTCGTGATGTCGTTCATCACTCCACCTCCTTCAGCCAATACTTGCGGCGGCAGTCGTTACAGTTGCTCACATGCTCACGACATTCATCCAAAAGGCTTTTATCAAGAGAGCAAGGCGGGACGTCAACAGTTCCGGTGAACGGGTTCATTTTGGCGTTAGGCCACTGCTTCAAGAAGTCGCTCTGCCTCGTCTTGCCCGGATGCTCCTCCGCCCACTTCTCCACGAGTTTTACCATCTTCTGCATTTGATCGACTGCCCCAAAATCGCTCGGGAACTCCGGCGTAAAGCCGCAAAATTCGTTCGCATCGCATGTGCTGCAAGGCCCTGCATTGCTGCACATCCGCTTCGCTTCGCTCAAAAACTTCACCGCATCCATGTTTATTCCCCCTTCTCCAGCATGTCCGCCGCCGCCCGCAAGTCATCCGGCAGCATAATCGGAACTTCATAGATATTCGCCTCGGCCCACTCCGCGTATTCGCGCAGCATCGCAATAAGCCCCTCCCGCGTCGGCTTTTCAGCGATCGCGTCAGCCATTGCGCCCATAAACGTGCGGTCGTCAGTTAGCCCCATCGCCGCCTCCTAAAAGATCCATCTGCCCGCTGATAATGCCATCCTCCATCCACCAGTGCCACCATGACATGATATCTCCCTTTGCGGCCTGCTTTGGGTGCTTATCAAGATAGTGCTGCAGCGCCCGCATATACGCATCCTGATATTTTGGCCAACGCGCGAACTCACGGGATCTGGACGCGCCGCCCATCGGGCAGCCTACGCACCCCACTCGGTTAAATCCCATGTCGTAGCAGGGGTTATAAGCAAGGTTCTCGCCCCGGATAAACTCCCACACGTCGGTATTTGTCCAGTGGATGATCGGGTTTACGATCGTGGCGCCCCGCACTTTGCACGCAGAAATAAACTTGTCATCGTGCTCGATGGGGCTGCGACGCACATCGTCCTCAAACAGTTCCGCCGCGTTTTCTGCGTTGATCCTGTAACTGTCCGCCTTGGTCTTTCCGCGCGTCTCAAGCTCCCCTCGAGAAGCTCGCTGCGAACTCTCGTCGGCGCGAACGCCAGTAGCGATAGCTCGGTTTGCCCCGTGCGTCTCTTTGAGCACCGCGCAGCAAAATCGCCGCAACCTTGTCGGCAAGCCTTTATCGCTGATCAACTTCCACATGCTCGTCCGCTCGCCCTTGTACGTCGGCATGTTTACATAGCACTTCACGCCTGCCAGTTCCAACTCGTGCATCTGCTGGCGCACATACTGCACGGTTTCCGGCGCATCTGCCGTCGTGTGCGAGTGCTGCACCTCGTAAGGGATTCCCGCGCGCCTTGCAAGCTCCAGCAGCACAAGGCTGTCTTTGCCCCCGGAATTGCAGATAAGCAGTGGCTGCTTGTAGTAGTGCAGGCTCATTCGGCTGCCGAGCTGCAAAAGGTTGATTGCCTGCTGTTCTTTATCCATTTTTACTCCCTTCACACCGCCACGATCTCGTCTCTTGTCATGTCATTCCTCCTCGCCAAATGGCAACCATGCTGGGAAACGGTGCCGTTCCCATCGGCTTTCCGCCCAGCTCGAATTTCAGTCTACCACGCAGGAAGCGGATCTCCGCCTTGCCCGGAATATAGTCGTGAAAGCTGGCTCTGTCTGTCCGCGCCGGAATCAGCAGCACAACCGTTGTCCCCGGCTTCTGTCCCTCCAGGCAGCACTTTTCTGTCCACAATCCGGTTTCTTTGCTCCCGTATGGCGGGTTACAAAACACCGTTTCGCCCCCCCAATTTTGCCGCAAACCATCATCGCTTTGCGTGAAATACCGCGCACACTTGTGGTTTTCATCGCTGGCGGCAGCGTCCAGCGTGAAGTGGAACTCCGCGTCCAGTTCGTCAAACAGCTTTTGCGGCGTTTCCCAGAAATTCTTATCGCTGGAAAACAAAGCGTCGTTCACCATGTCATTCCTCCTCCGGAAAATGTTTCTTTGTCACGGCGATGGGAAACGGCTCGATCTCGCTTGCCCACCGCGCCGTGCCTTTGCCGTGTATGCGCTCCCAGATCAGTGGGAAACCTGCGATGCCATCGAACAAGCTCCCCAGCGTTGCGCCCTCCGGCAGATACCGCGCCATGCGCCGCAGCATCCAGTCCCAGAAGGGCATGGCAACGGAGTTGCCCAGTGCCTTGTACCGTGGGCTGTCCGCGTCCTTGTGCTTCTTTCCCTTTTCGTCCGTCCACTCGCCGATATCCGTCCAGTGATCGGGGAATCCTTGCAGCCGCTCGCACTCCATCGGCGTCAGGCGGCGCACGACCATGTTCTGCCGGACTGTATTATTCAAGTTCAGGCTTTGCCCGCCGCTTTCTTTTGCTTGCAGCGTACCGTTTACCTCTCCGCCCTCTCGGAAATTGCGGAAGTCTACGGAACTACACATAACCGCTTGAGCATCGTGCATGGTGTTTAACGTTTGGCTGACTTCCTCCGCCATAATGCTGGCTTCGTTGGCTTGGCCGTTGCCGATACCGTATGTCAGCGGCACTTGATTGCCGCCTGTTCCCATTCGCGCCTGCAACGTCGGTGCCTGCTCTCCGCGCTCGCGGATGACGTCGCAGGCGTGTGTCATGTCCAGCGCCACCACCCCGTGGCGGTCACCAGCGGTCAGCGTGGGGGACGGGTCACCCTCTTTGCCGATTCCAAGACCATTGCCGCTGCCATCGTGGTTGCGACTTTCGCCACCGCCCTGCCATCTGGTGGCTTTGTCGTTGATGGGGATAGCCACAAATATGGCAGGATTGTTCACACCACCGCCAACACCGCCTTGCAGTGTGTGGGATTTTCCGTTTATGTTAAAAATACGCTTGCTTTGGCAATCCCAAGCCGTCATGCAGTCCCTGACTGCCGGATTAAAACCGCTTTCAGTAGCTTCGGCAAATCCTTCCCCCGCCGTTCCGCTCTCCGCAAGATGCCCAGACACGCTTTCGCACTCAAATTGTATTTGGGCAGCGGATTCACCTCCAAAATCTGCGACAACCGAGATTCTTCGGCGACGCTGTGGGGTCCCCAGACGGATAACATTTCCTGTACGGCTGTCTCGGATGGTTTTTCCCCAGTCCTTAGCGTCGTGAGTTCGCCAAGCGATAGACCACCCATCACCGTCAATGGATCCTGCTTTTGTCCATTTCCACTTTTCCGGCAGTCCAAATAGAGAAAATCCTGGTTCTGCGATACGCGCAATTTCTTCCAGCACGGCTGCGAAGTCTTTTCCTCTGTTGCTGCTGAATGCCCCGACAACGTTCTCCCAAACGAGAAACCGAGGTCGGACCATGTCACCTGTCCGTCCATTCCGTTTGTCCTCCTCCCTCATTTCTTTTACGATGCGCACCTGCTCCATAAACAGGCCGCTTCGCGCTCCCGCCAAACCGGCGCGTTTCCCAGCGATGGATAGATCCTGACACGGGCTGCCGCCCGTCACCGCCCACACCGGCTCAATCTCCGCACCGTTTATCTTGCAGATGTCTCCCAAATGAACCATGTCTCAACCTCCAAACACCACGCCGCACTCGTCCTTCGGCACCATCGCCACGTTACCCATCGTGCCTTGCGCGCCGTGCAGCTTGTCCGGCATGTAAGCCTGTTTAGGGTTATTGGACAGCGGCCTCCCGTTAACTTTCATCGCTATCACCGTCCATCTTCGCCCCGCAGTTGGGGCAGAATTTCGTGTGTTTTGTCACATAAATACACGGGTTTTCGTGACAGACTGAACACTCCCAGTAATGTCCGCGCCCTTCGTGACGCAGCAACCATTCACCATGCACCACCTGGGCAACATCAGCGGCGGGCAGATTCGTGGCACCGTCCGGCTCCCATCCTCTGGCCGCAGGCACACTTAACACCGCCTCGATCGCGCTCCCACAGTCCCCGCACCACTTGCGGATCGCCTCCATCGCATCCGCTCTCTTGATGTATTCAGCCATTGTCGGACACCCCCTTTGGCGGCTTTGGCAACGGCATCCAATACAACGGCGATTCATCGCAATCTGCATACCATCCGCAATCGGAATATGCGCACCATAATGTGATATTCTCGTCCATATCACACAAGAAACCAACCGCCATGTTCATTTCGTTCCCGTTGTCAAACAGCATCAGAACATCTTCGTGAAATTCCGGCAGTCTGTTTTTGCACTTAACCCATCTCGCCATTCCGAGCCTCCTTAATCCGCTCACGCAGTCTCTCGATCTTGCTGTCCATCTGCTCCTGCACAGCGCTCTCGTCGATCGCGCAGAGCATCTTTACCTGTTCAATCATGATCTGCACGTCAGCAATCTCCTCGGCGAGATGCTCCGGGTCGCCCTTCCCGCGCAAGAACTTGCAGATCTCCTTCTGTGTTTCGCTCAGTTCCTCCAGCGCCACCACAAACTGCGCCTGCGCGCCGAACACGTCCCGCGCCTGCCGATAAACCTCCTGCCGATCCATCACTCCACCTCCTGCCCCCAGAACTTCTTACGGCAGTCCATGCACATCATTCCCGTTGCGCATGTACCTTCCGGCGTTCTGTACTGGATCGGATTCATTTGGCACGGCAAAATAGCCAACACGCCGCGTTTGTCAATCTTTGCCGCGGGCCACCGCGCCAAAAACTCGCTCTGCCGCGTCTTGCTCGGATGCTCTTCCGCCCACTTCTCAACGATCTTTACCATCTTCTGCATTTGATCGATTTCCCCGAAATCTCTCGGGAAGTCCACCATAAAGCCGCAAAATTGTTTCGCATCGCATGTGCTGCAAGGCCCTGCATTGCTGCACATCCGCTTCGCTTCGCTCAAAAACTTCACCGCATCCATGTTTATTCCCCCTTCTCCAGCATGTCCGCCGCCGCCCGCAAGTCATCCGGCAGCATAATCGGAACTTCATAGATATTCGCCTCGGCCCACTCCGCGTATTCGCGCAGCATCGCAATAAGCCCCTCCCGCGTCGGCTTTTCGCCGATCGCGTCAGCCATTGCGCCCATAAACGCGCGGTCGTCAGTCAGCATCATTCCGCCCTCGCTTCTCACCACTCAACCGTGATTTCGCATTCCTCCGGCATAAGCAGCCGCAGATTTTGCAAAGCACTTTCCCGGTCTCACCGAATGGTCAGCCGTGCGTGTAGCAGCTCTGCACCCCTTGCGGGTGGTTCAATTTCGTCTGTCTGCTTATCCGGCGTTTCTTCTGCCGGCACTTCGGCTGTGTGCCACTCCGATAATTTCTTTTGCCACAAATCAAAGTTCCGACCACCTCGCACAAACGGCACTCCCAGCTTTTCTCCATATTCTCGGATGGTTGCGCCGCAACAGCCCATCTCGTCTGCAAGGTATGTAGCCGCCGCTCCGTAGCTCTGCATATTCCGCAGGTATTCTCGCTTTAGATCGTCCGGAACCACCTTGAATTCCTCCAACGGCATAGGCCGCGTAATGTTGTAAGTTTTCACCGGTCCGTTCATCTCCTTCCTCTGTGCTGCAGTGAGGTAATCACTGGGCAATCTGCATTTCCCGCGCTTACGGTTCACATGGGCAAACGCCCCTCTTGCAACACGCTTTTTCTGCACGATGTCATAGTCAAAATCATTCATAGGCGGTTATGCTCACCTCCGTGCGGGGATTGTCCTTGTCGTATAGCACGCGGCTCCCGTCGTGCGATACGATGATCTGGCTGTTATCGTCAGCCAGCACACCTGCGGCAACGAGCGCATCGTCCACGGATTCCAGCAGATTTGTCAGATCTACGCGACGTCGGGACGGCATGTAGAACAGACACCGAACCTCGCACGGTGTGTCGATCGGCTTGTGTACTCCGGCGGAGATCGCAGCGCGCTTGCAATGCCAGACGGCCTGTGCTTCGTACTGCCGATACTCCGCAGACGGCATGACAAACGGTTTCCCGGTTTTGCTGGATCGCATGATCTGCTGGTGGTTTTTCTTTGTCACTGGTGTGATCGGAATCGTGATCTGAATCGCCATATTCACCACCTCATGTACTTGTCAAGATCCTCTTGCGTCGCTTCTCCGCACTGCGTGACCTTCTGGCTCCACCTGTCCCACTTCTCCGCATTCCTGCAAGCCGCTTTCCAGTCTTTCATGGGGGTCTTGCCGACCATCCAGCCCTTCGAGGCGTAGAAGTCGATGAACTCCTGCGGATCTACCGGCGAATGGCGTTCGGCCACATAGGACTGAACCTCTGCGAGCGTGGGCGGTGTGAAGCGCTTCGCGCGCGCCTTATCACCCTGACCTTGTCCTTGACCTTGTCCTTGTCCTTGTCCTTGTCCATAGCTTGATTTGCTGTCGACATCAAGCACTTGCTCGTTTTGCTTAGCAAAAGTAGCATTTGCTTCGTTTGCTTGGTTTTGCTTGCCTTTGCTTGCGGCGACTGTGCCGCCCTTCTGGCCGCTTTCGCGGCGGCGCGCAGATAACTCCGTCTGCGCACGGATGGATTCGTCGATGTCTCGACGAATCGCCGGCCAAATAAACTTCTCCGGCCCCGTGAAGCTCGGGGCTGTACCGTCGCGGCGGTAAGCGATCATCGCCCGGACAATCGCCCCCACCGCCGCGTCGTCATACTCGCAAAAATAGTCGTCGTAGCTCATCCAGAGCTTGACATACTCCTTGCTCTCTGCCATGCGTTACACCTCAGAACGGGAAATCCGGATCATCTTCAATCTCATCGAAGTCGGATGCATCCACGTTTACGGCGTGCACTGCGGGCTGCGCGTCCTGCGGCTTGCTGTCGCCGAAATAGATGCTGTCGGCGATAACCTCCGCGCTGCGGCGCTTGTTGCCGTTGTTGTCCTGCCAGTCGCGAATCTGCAGGCGGCCCTCCACGACGGCCATGCGGCCCTTCGTGAAGTAGCGGGCGACAAACTCAGCGGTCTGACGCCACGCGACCACGTCGATAAAATCCGTCTCCTTGTCGCCGGACTGGGACTTAAAGTCTCGATCGACGGCCATCGTGAAGCTTGTAACGGGCGCCCCGCTCTGCGTCCTGCGCAGCTCGGGATCTCTTGTGAGTCGGCCCATGATGGTAATACGATTCAGGCTCATTCTGCCACCTCCAGCCGCTCCGCGAACTGCGCCAGCTCCACGGCTTTAAAGTATACTCGCGGGTTCCCTTTGGCGATCTGATACCCCTGCAGCAGGCCATCCCGCCGCAAATCATCCAGCGTATCGAGGCTGATGCTCAGCATCTTTGCCGCATCAGTTCTCGTATAGAGGATCTTCTCCATTGTTACCTCCTAAATAAGATTTCCCGAATTCCCGGATAAAGCGCTCTTCACTCCATCCCTGCTCCCTCATGCATTTGAGCTGCCCGTATCTCCGCAATCGGCGCATCTGTGCGCCGCTGCGGTGCACGGACGATGGGCCGAAGATGTGGCATCTATTGTGGCACAGGTACACCACAAGTCCGTATTTTTCACTTTTGCGGCGGTATGATCCGCCAAATACGTGATGCCCGTCCAAAGGATCCTCCGACCCGTTCCGCCCACACAGGAAACATCTACAGTTCTCCGGTTTTTGCACCATATCCCTCCGTTCCGTCAGATACGAATTCCGGGCAGTATTGGATTTCAAAACTATGCATAATCTTGCCGCTATCCACAGATTTACGCGTCGGCACAGCCCGCCAGCCGTCAACTGGCTTGTTTTCTTTTCGCGTCCAACTGCACCCGCCCGCATAATTGCGACAGTGCCAGCATGGCTGCGTCGGTGGGCGCGTATATGCGTAAGATCTGCTCATGCGCCACCTCCCATCGGCTGTGCCGCGCCCCATCTGGATTTCAGCGCATCCAACTGCCACGGGGTCATCGTCTCGATACCCTGGGCCTTGCAATCAAATACAACAAGGTCGATCAAGCGAGACATCTGCGCGACATCGTAGTCGCTGGAGGATATATAGGATTTGACGTTGTGGTATCGGGGAATATTCCGACACGGCCCCATATCCTCTGTAAGCCTGCCAATATGCCCGGCGCACCACACTCGATCCCACGCGGCAATCCGATCTTCCCGGACGGGGACAATCTCACAGTTTCCTCCGACATCCTTGATGTACTCCCGGTACAGTTCATTTGGTGGGACGCGCACTTTCGCAGATAGCTGGTTGATAAGCTCCCACATGTAGCGGTTCGCATCAAGGCTTCTGCCCTTGCCCTTGAGCTGCAAGGTATACTCTTTGTCCGGATTCACTTCGTCGCACACGGACATGGCGGATGCGGGGGACTGCACCCGCAGGCACAGCCACGCCCCCTCGCGATCTTGGTACCACCGTGCGCCGCCCTTTTTGATAGCCACCTGGATCATCCTGCGGCTTCAGCTCTCTGCATGGAGTTAATGCATTTGGCACAGAGCGTCTGCCCGTACATCCGATTGGAGTATTCGCGCAGATCTTTCACGCTCCAAACGCTTCCGTCGGATTTTTTCGCGGGGCGAATCGGCGTATTGCAGCCGTCGCAGATAACGGGTTCCTCCTGCGGCTTGCTCCGCCCAGATGTAGCTTGTCCGGATTTTGCGCGACCGCCGAAGCTGTAGACCGTATTCCCGTCGGATGTGATCGTCAGAGCGACAATATGCTCCGATGCATCATATTCAATGGACGCCACGTCAAATCGGTCATTGCATGTCCATCTCCCGCCCCGGTCTTGCTTGAGTTTGGCGCAGTTCGCGGCGGGAACCCACACAAACGGGGCGCTGTAAAGCTCTCGACCAATGCCGTGCTTGAACCCTGCGCGCTTGAAAGCATCGCTCGCACGGCCTTTCTCGGCTTCTGTGTTGCTCTCCGTCCCGGCGTCCCACTTCCACACAAGGCCGTTACCGTAATCTACGCCAAGTCCGCCGTAGAGCACGCCGTCGACCAGCTTAAAGTCGTTCTCCCACTTGTCTGCGCCTACTGTCTCGTCCAGCAGATCAGCATCCGTTCGTGCTGTTTTGTAGAGTAGCAAATTCACGCCTTTTTCTGTGCATCGCTGCACCCGGCACTCGATCTCATCCGGTCGCAGCAGCCTAAATCTCTTCACTCTCTTGTACCTCCTCAAATTCTTCATCCGTAAAAGTCAGCGGGCAATCATATCCGATTGTCTTAGTGTCCAACAGATATTCACCCGTGCGGCGGCACTGCCGCCGTGCATAGGTTTCCAGCATCGGGCATAGGTCGCAGCAGATATGCCCGTCCGGGAACCAGATCGTAGCCGTGGCCTTGATGTATTTGCTAACGCCGCTACTCATTTGACACCTCATCTCCGATGAAACGCCCGCGAAGCATCGCCTCGTCCAGCGTGTCACCCTCAAGCTGCTCCGTGAGCCAGCGCAGCTCCTCCAGCGTGTAGCCGTCCCGCAGATGCCCCAGAAACCGCCCCCGCGCGCTCAGCGCGCACTTGCGGCAGATCCGGTCGTTCTTGTTCTTCCACCCGTGGCACACCGGGCAGTCGTCCGCCTCGTACTCGTAGCCGTTTCCGACCTCCTCGCCGCAGTGCGGACACCGGATAATCGTCCCGTCCCCGTACTCCTCGGACTCGTCCGTAACCTCGTCCCACTCCTCAAATACACTCTGGCAGTTGTCGCAGATGTACATTGCACCCTCCCTTGCGCCACGGCGGGGCCGTCCCCGCCGTGGCATGTCCGTTACATCATCACCGTTACAAGATCCCTCTCGATCTCGTCCTTCAGCGCTTCGCTCAGATACGACTTGATCGTCTGCCGCGCTGCGAGCTTCCACATGCCGCCGTCCGCCTCCGTAAAGGTGATCCCGCGCTCGTCGATGCGGATCAGGAACAGCCCCTCCGGCTGCTCCACCTCCTGAAACGTGCGGTAAGGCCGCAGTTTCACCAGCGGGCGGATCGTGCTGTTCTGCTGGAGCGAGACGCCCTTCGATGTCACGACCGTCGTCGCCACGCCGATGTCGTTGTAGGTGATCTTCGCGCCGGTTGTAATCTGGCTCAGCAGTGTCAGTGTATACGTCCGGTCTGCGCTCTCCTGAAAGCGCGTCTGCAGGGCGACCGCCGCCTGATCGAACGGGAGCTTCGTCTGGCTGTCCCATCCGGGAACGTCCTTCGCCCGCGCCTCATAGTAGACGATGCGCTTCTGGCGGAGGTCATTGCGGGGATGCCCGAAGCAGGACACCGTCAGATGATCGCGCACGGATAGGTAGATCCGGCTCCCCTCGAACAGTGTGGCCTCGCTTTTCACCATCTGCACCAGCGCGTCCAGACTGTTCAGACTGATCGGCTTGACGTAGTCCAGTTCGGGGCGGATCTGCTCGATCCCACCGTTCGAGACGCTGTACATAGCGCCCGCGTTGTCCGTCACGATCTTCGGCCCGGATACCTCAATGATCTTTTCGATAGCTGCCTTCAGCATGTTCGTTCTCCTCCTTACGCAAATTTAATGAGTTTGAGTTCCGCCGGTTCGCCCTGCTCCGTGCAGTCCACGGAGAGCTGCCCCGGCACCTGCGGCGTCATCTCGAGCACCGTGTCGCGATCCGCCACATACAGCATCGTCGTCACGGGGTTCGCCGGTGCGAGCTTGGTCGTCACCGAGCAGTTGACAACGACGTTCTGACGGCTGTCGTCGGGGCAAAGCTCCAGCGTGATTGTCACCTTGCGCTTTGCCTTCGCCGTCGTGTTCGGGTCGAGAATGTTCTCCACGATTGCCGCCATCGCGTAGTCCGCCCTCTCCTGAAATGCGCCGTTGCACATCTGTAGGATGGATTTCCTGAGATCTTCGTTCATGTACTGCTTCCTCCCTTATATGTCCACCCATGTATACCGGGTGTTCTTTGCCTGTCCGCACATGGCCCGCGTAATGGCCTTGCGCACCGTCTGATACGGCTTGCCGATCATCTCCGCCAGCTCCCGTATCGTGTCCGCCTGCGCGATCGGCAGGCGGTACTTGTCCTTCGTCACGAGCTGGTAAACCCTCATGTCGTGCCCTCGTGCTCCTGCGCCGGGAGACAGGACTTCTGCCGCCATCGCCGGACGGTTGACTTGCTCCGCCCGATCTCGCGCCCGATCTCCGCGTCGCTCTTGCCCTGTGCGTAGAGCACGCGCATCTGTTCGCAGAGCGCCGCCGCCTTGCGCTTGTATTCGGCGCGATCGGTCTGCATGGCCTTCCCGATCGGCTCGCTGACCCGCCGGTTCTTGCGCTTCTTCTTCGGATCCATCGGCTCATATGCCGCGCAGTGCGGCCCGCGCCACGGCCCGTCCGGGAAGTCCTTTAGCTTCACGCGCGGCCAGTTCATTGTTGCGTAGTCGCACCTGTGATAGTTGTAGCCCATCAGCATCGCGTTATAGCGGCATGTCCTGCACTTGTCGTCGCCTTTCTTCATCGCAGTTCCTCCGGCGGCTCAGGCATCGGCATCCAATATCTGTTGGTGAGGATGGACACATCATCGACCTCCCCGAAATCGTAGTAGTCTCTACAGTTAAAACGCTGATGCCTCGCCGAAAAATACATTTCAGTTACACTGCCCCATTTCGTGACCACCAGATACTGCCCGGATTCCTTCGGCAGCGCGTCCTCCACGGAGATCCAGCCCGCCTTCGGCTCCACCTTCCGGCGGCTCTTGATGAATTTCATCGCCGACCCTCCGTTCTGCTGATCGCACGGACGATCCCGGCGGCCAGCGCCGCCGCCGTAGCGGCATTTTTTGCACTTAATCATCCCCGCAACCTCCTTTGGGGAAGACGATCGGCATCCAGTGCGTTGGCTTTAATGCGTAGGGCGTATCCGGGGCGTCGTCCCTGGCATTAAAAGCCTGATGGATGGCGGAGTACTCCACGTACAGGATGCACGGCGACGGCGTGAGGATGAGGTACTCCCCGCTGCACGGGGGGAGGGCATCCTCGACGGAGATCCAATCTTCCGCGCGCATCAGCGCTCCACCTCCACAATCTCGCCGTTTTTTAGCTTGTACCATGTGTCGGCCTTGATCTGATCTCCATCAACCTTAACAAGCTGGGCGTCGACGATCGAGCCGTCCTCGGCATACTCGGAGAGGACAAGGTACGATCCGATCGCGCCACGGGCGCGGCTATCCATGCCCCATGCGACCGCGAGGCACTGGTCGCCGGACGCTGATGCAGAACCGAGATAGCCGGACGCGACAGCTGCCCCCCTCACACCGGACGCCGCCGCATTGCCACTATCACCGGACGCATATTTCTCGGTTGCGTCCTCGCAACGCTCCATTACAAAGCGCACGCCAGCGTTGATAATACCTTTCATGCATCTCTGCGCCGATCTTGATGTGTTTTCCGCAAACCTTTTCATCATCTTTCCCTCCTGTTATTTACTTGCCTGGTCTATCCAGCTTGTCCAACAGATTCACGAACATCCACGCCACCGTAGCCGCGCCGATGATCACCAGCGTCAATGTATATCCGCCCATGTTTACTCCTCTCTCTCCTCGATCCACTTGTCCAGCAGCCGGGCGAAAATCTGAAACACCCGCCGCTTGCCTCCGTTGATGCACACGCCGAAGGGGTACACACCCTGCTCCAGGCCGTTCGACAGCGTGTCTTGCGAAATGCTCAGTCCATGCGCCCGAAGGTGATCCATGCACTCTTGCATCGTCATCGTCTTAATCATCGTTCCTCCTTATTCGCTGCCCGGATAGCTTCCGCAGCAGCCTTGATCTCCTCCTCCGACACGCCGTACAGCTTCGCCATTTTCTTGTAGTACTTCCGTGCCGGCGCCCAGTCTCCGTATTCCCAATGTCTTACGCAGGACTGGTCAACAAACAGCTTCTTGCCGACCTGCACGCAGGAAAGATTTGCTCTATCCCGCATTTCTCTCAATGTCAAGTTGCGCTCCCTCCTTATGTGTGAGTTTTCATTGACTGCGGCGGGGCGTTCGTGCTATAATCGCCTTGCAGGAGTGCAAAGACAGCGATTCTTGCTGTTAAATCCCCTCCCCGCCCGGTGCGGAGGTGGGGAGGGGAAACTCCTGCACCCCGCCGTCTCGTGTTACCGCACGAGACGGTTTTTCTATCCCCGCCGCAGTCAACGCCCACCGAAAACTCATATTCATGAGGTTTCACACTTGACACTCCACAAAAACTGCGGTACAATACCTTCGCCAAAAGAAATTGTTAAAAGCCGCTTTCGTGGGGGCTGGTGTTTTTGTACCCTTTTCCGGTGGGCCTGATATAAAGATACCTCATAATCTTCAAGATTGCAATAGTAAACTTGAAGAAATTTAACTTTCGGCAAATCTGACAAATTTTAGGTTTTGAATATGGATATTGTGCTGGAAAGAATATTAAGCCTTATCCCTAAAGGCAAGAACGGGAAATACGCTCACGGGGCAAAGGTAAAGTTTGCCAAAAGCATAGGATATAATGATGGCTCTATTGTTTCTATGTGGGAGAACGGGGCAAGCGTTTCCTATACAAAGAAACTCCATCAGATTGCCGACATTTACAATGTATCCGTGGAGTGGCTAAAGGGCGAAACGGATGATCCGGGCATAAAAAAAGCGCCCACCGACAAGATCGATGAGCGCATTTTGGATGCCGGTCTGATTAAACGGCTTGTCCTGTTAACCCCGGACGAGTTGCGTCGGGTTGACGATTTTGTTCAAGGGATTTTAGCATCTCGAAAAGCGTAAGTTTCTCATCATAGGTTAGCTGCGCTATGTAAGCGGCGGCTTGCGGTTCTGTCATTTTGCTATCCTCCAGTAAAGTGTTTTCACTTATACGCGCCGGATTGCGGTTTGTTGCCCGGGTATATGCAACAAAAATAGAAAAATAGAAATTTTGTTCTAACCCTCCCCATCCCCGCACCGGATAGGGAGGGTTTGCCTACGCATCGCCTAACGGTTTATCGTCTGCAATGTGAGCATATCAAGATTTTATCGGGCAGTGCAATCCCATAAAGGGGTTTTAATCATTTTTTGCACGGCAAATTCAGGGCACTTATTGCCCACATAGGGGGATTATGCATGAATCCGACACTACGCGACATTTGCAAGGACGCAAAAATCAGGAAGGGAATCACCACGCAAAAGCTATCTGACGAAACCGGAATCTCCATTTCCACCATCAACAATTTCTTCGCCACAGCGTCCAAATCGCCCAGCGTGTACAACGCCGGTGACATTTGTGCTGTACTGGGGGTATCGCTGGATAGATATTTCGGGATCGAAGAAGATGTTCCTGCAGAAAAGCGGCTTGAAGAAATGCAGCAAAACAGAGAAGCGGAGTTAAAGGCGGCACATCTGGAGGGCAATGTGGAAAGCATGGCCCAGACCATCGACCTGCAGCACAAGAGAATCAAATCACAGCAGCGGGTTATATATGTTACCATATCCGCCCTTGTAATTGTTATGCTTCTACTGGCGGTGTATGTGTTTCTCGACTTCAAAACGGCAAATATGGGCCTGATTCGTGGTGGGGTTGCAAGCGTGTTTGCATGGGTGCTTATTGCGGTGCTGATAGCCAGCAGCGCCATTACACTTGCTGTTCTCGTTTCTATGGTTCGCAAATCGAAGGGGTGATACAATGGAAAATTGCATGAAATGCGGGGCAGAGCTTGCCGAAAATGCTATTTACTGCCATTTGTGCGGCAAAAAGCAGTTGGCAGAAAAGCGCAAGGCACTAAAAAGAGCGAACGGAACCGGTACGGTATACAAGCTGTCAGGCCGCAGGAAAAAGCCGTGGGTGGCTGCAAAGAACAAGGTGGTCATTGGGTACTATGAGCGCAAGACAGACGCTCTGGACGCTTTGGAGCGGCTGAACGGCAAGAGTTTAACGGATAGGTACAACATGACCTTTGCTGAAGTCTTTGATGCGTGGAAAGAGGAGCATTACAAGGAGATCGGCAAGCAGGGGATTGATTCCTATAACACGGCTTACAAGGTATTTGCTCCATTGCATAGCAGAAAGTTCCGTGACCTTCGCACCGCAGACTTTCAGGCCGCACTTGACCCGCACATGAGCAAGAGCCATTCCACCGTGAATAAGTACAAGCAGCTCATAACGCAGATGTCGAACTGGGCCATCCGGGAGGAAATATGCACGACAAATTTTGCTAAGTTTGTGCGCTTGCCGGAAAATGTCAAAAAAGAAAAGGACATCTTCACGGTGGAAGATATCCGTAAATTGGAATCCGATAACAGCGATTCGGCAAAAATTGTCTTGATGCTGCTGGCAACGGGTATGCGTATCGGGGAATTGTTTTCCCTACCTCTGGCAGACTATCACGGAGACTATGTTGTAGGCGGGGAGAAAACCGAAGCAGGCAGAAACCGAATTATCCCCATTCGACCGGAGGGGAAACAATACTTTGCCTACTTTGCGAAGCAAGCAACGGGGGAGCTACTGTTATCCGGCTACGATGGGCAAAAAGTCCCAGCAAACTTCCGCAGGCGTGATTTTTACCCGCTCCTTGACAGGCTGGGTATTGTGCGAAAGACCCCGCACGCCACACGCCACACATACGCGTCCCGGGCGGTAAAAGAGGGATTGCCCCCGGAAATGCTCCAAAAAATACTCGGACACGCCGATTATTCCACCACCGCAAACATATATACGCACATCGACGCGCAGACACTTGTGGATGCTGTTACTAACACGTTACTAACAAATAAAAAGTAAATAAAAAGAAAAGCCTTGAAACCGTTGAGTTTCAAGGCTTTTTTGGTGCCCCGTTGGGGATTCGAACCCCAGACACCCTGCTTAAAAGGCGTAAGCCGCTTTGCAAAATACAGTATATTGTGATATTAATTCGATATTATACAATTTTTGCTACGGTTTATGCCGTAAAATGTTGCAATATACCGTTTTGTATCGTTTGGGTTACTAACAAATTGCTATCACTTTACCAGTAGGCTCGTCCACAAAATCAACCGCGATACATTGCCTGATAGGTTTTAACCTCTCTCGCTTCTTCGATCTGCCGCTCGTGCAGGTAATCATAAACAGCCTGCATGGATTCGGGCGGCTCTCCTTTTGTTTTTCGGTACTGCTCGATCTGCCGCATTACTTCCCCGTGTAGCAAATCCATGTGGCGCATTTCCTCCGTGGAAAGGTCATAAAACAGCTTTGCAAGGGTGGGGTCGGCGTCTTTGTACTTCAGCGCGCACTTTGCGTACTTCTTTGCATCGCCGATTTCCTCCTCGACCATTTCAGAGAGCTTTTCGATCAGTTTCATGGCGTACCTCAAATGCGCTGTACACGCATGGCGACATTGTTGACGGTGGATGCTGCGCCGGTCAGAACCAGAGACAGAGCAGAGCCAGAAGCGCAGCAAGCCTGCCGCACAAGCGCGGGGAACGCCAGCACTGCAGAATCGCCAGCCGCAGAAGCGGTGGCGGATGCAGTCGCGCCGGGGACAACAACGCCGTCCTTGATGAGCGTGGCGGTGACAGTTCCGGCAGCGGAGGGCGCAGCGGTGACGGAAACATCCACATCATAATAGCCCTTGCCAACGATGTTTACAGCATTCCCGTTCAGGGAAATATCGCAGCCGTAGCGGCGGATCAGACTTCCCAGAGGGATAACGCCATTTACGGTAACTTCCGTAGGGGTCTGCATGGCAGTGTAAATAGCGGATTTGCAAGACATTATAAAATCTCCTTTCAAAATAAAGAGGGCGGGACACCAGCCCCGCCCATAACCCGGCCAAGAGGGGCCTTTCGCTTTTGTCAGATGTTTGCGCCGCAGCAGCTATTGCAGCCGCAGAAGGGGGAATTACCGGCATTGTAGGTGTAGCCGTTGGGATAGCGGACTACGCCATACATCCGGTTATCCATCTCAAGGCTGGCAATGCGGGCAGACTGCTCCGCAATGCGCTGCTCAAGCTGGGACTTCTCCAGAGCCGCAAACTTCGCGTCGATGTTGGCGTTTACGCCGTCAATGGCTCGCTTGGTGTCGCAGCAGCACTGCGCCATCTGGCTCTGGATGCTGTTGCCGGTCTGCATGATGGTCATGTTGGTGCCATTCTGCGCCAAAGCCATCTCCTTGCCCAACTGACCGATGTTGCCCTGCATCTCGTAACCAAGATTGCAGATGCCGTTGCCGATGTTGGTCAGACGGTCGTTGACCTGGCCGAACTGCTGGCCGAATAAGATCTCCTGCTGGCTTGCAGCGGTGGCATACTCCCCGAACTCGCCCTGACGATTCCAGCCATTTCCGCCGAAGCCGAACATGAACAGGAACAGAACTACGATAAGGAACCATCCGGACCCCCAGCCGTTCTCATCATTCGCTCCCCGTGTCACAGCGGCAATATCGCTAAGGGACATACCGTTATCCATGTTGTAAACTCCTTTCAAAAATTTATAAATAAACCGTGTCGACCCGGCTTATTTCAAAAATTGCATGAAGTCCTTTGCTTGTTTCTGCAAATCAGCAAACTGCTCCTTGCTCATTTGCCCGGAGGCCAGCAACCGTTTAATTTCTTGCTGTGCTTTCTGCGGGGTCATGTTGGTAGCAAACCTCCGAAACTCGGACAACATCGCAAGCGGGTTATTCGGCTTTCGGCTTCCGCTTCCCATCAGCATTTGCATCATTGGATTTGCCATTGATTGTGTCCTCCAATCTCTTTACCCGTTCTTCCAGACTACTTACGTCCACAGGCGGGGCGGCCTGATACGGAGAAACCGTATAAGGTGTTACCGTTGCATATCCTGCGCCGTCCGTCTGCTTCATCCATACAATAGGGTCGTTCTCATCCATCAGCAGAATAGAGCTGTTAGGGGCCATCCTGAACGCCTCTGCGCCGTTTCTGCCGTTTACCCTTGTAATTTGACACCCGAACGCTTGCGGCGCTCCTGCGGCGCTCTGCGGGGCATAATTCCCGTATTGGCCGTTATACCCCATCGGCTGATACGGATTCTGATAGTAAGGATTAAATGCCATCAACATACCGTCCTTTCTTTACGAAACAGTTCAGCAAAATATACATATATCCGCAATTCTTCCGGATCGGTGAATAGTTTCAGGATATTTTCCGCCATTTGCTCCGTGTAACCGCAGGCGATAAGCCGGTCATACATTTTGCCACCTTCTTCCTGCCTTTATGATACAAAAAAACAGGCACCAGAAAGTGCCTGAAAAGTGTCAAAAAAAGAAAGCCACCCCGCCAATTAAGGCAGGGTGGCAAATAGCTCCTGTGAAATTTTGTGGTATGCTCTGCATCTGTACCGTTTTACGGTTTCCACGGACATATTCTGATCCATAGCAACCTGAACGCAGCTTTTTCGGCGCACGTCGCAATCTATGACTATCATCTCCTCGGTATTTGGCAGTAAAAACGATTCCACGAGGGCGATAGCTCGTTTCGGTGGCAGATTTGACAAGAGATTTCTTACGGCCTTATGGTTGCTGTTCATATGCAAAACAATAGCCGTGGAGGTGCGGATGCTTATGCACGGGCGCAAGGTCGGCGCAGTCTTATCCTTTGCGCCCTCCATTCAAACCGGTTTTACTTTTTGAGCAGTGCGCCCCACGTCTTAACGCCGCAGATGCCGTCCGCCGTCAGGCCGTTAGCCGCCTGACAAGCCTTAATGGCCGCGACGGTTGCCGCGCCGCAGATGCCGTCCGCGCCGTAGCTGCCGCAATTGTAGCCCTGCGCAATGAGCGCGCCCTGCATGCTGCGTACCGCGTTTCCACGGTCGCCGCTTCCGATCATCTGAGTTGCTACCATGATAATGTCCTCCTTTGTTGTGTTGTTGTCCTGAGTCTCCGACGTCCCGGAGACGATGGCCTCAAGCGGGAAATACTTGCCCGGGCAGTCCGTGGTAGATCCGGCGACGTCCTTGTGTCCGATCACCTTGGTGATGCCCCAGCGCCGCTTGATATCGGCTACCAGAGCCTGTCCGGCGGCCAGCTGCGCGGCGGGCATGGTCGGCTCCACCTGATAATTGCCTTCAAAGCATACGCCGATGCTGTGACTGTTCGCGCCGTAAGCGTGCGCGCCTACCGTATCTTCGGGGCGTCCGCGATAGATCGTGCCGTCCTTGCGCACCAGATAGTGGTAGCCGATACCCGCCCAGCCATTGCCGACGTGGCAGCTGTGGACGCCGTCCGGCGTGCAGGTGGTCGTACCGGAGTGATGCAGGATCAGCAGATCCGTCGTACCCCGCTTGCTGAGCGGCTTTGCCCATTTGTAGGTTTTTTCGATGATGTTCATCTTAGTCCTCCTCGTTGCCCGCCGGAATCTTGTCCTCCACCGACACCTTCAGCCGCTTAATCAGGCTCTGCAAAAATCCCGGCACCGGCGCGCCCAGCGCGGCCACATTCTCCAAAATACTAATCAGCTCATTAATCACCAGCCAGATCACCACGATCGAAGCGATCAGGAAATCCAGTTTCCAGTCCAGCCCCATCTGGTCAGCACCATACCGCACCAGCCAGTCCAGCACGCAGGCCACCGCGACGATCACCAGATAGCCGACCTTTTTCAGGATACCGCCGATGCCGACGCGGCTGCTCAGCTCTCCGGCCTGCCACGCCTTGGCCATGCCGGTGATGTAGTCCAGCACCATCACCGCGACAAGGATGATCGCCGGGACGATGAGCTGCGTGCCGTAGGATGCCAGCGCCCCCAGCGCTGCCGCAAGCACGGCCTTGATTGCGTTTTCTTTCATAATTTCTCCTTCCTGCGCATTGCGCATGTAAATTAAGCCCGTCAGGGCGTTGGGATGTGTGGTTGGCATGTTTCAGCTCGGGTCTAGTCCTCATTATGCGGGATTAATACACCACCAACGCTCATACGCGTATTTCAGCAACATAACCCCACGGGGGTGCTCGGCGTCTGATATTTCAGCTCCGGTTCGCGCTGAGTATATCGGATATTTCGTCCCACTGCTATCAATTATGCTGCTTTGCGGCGCAATATCTGAACCCGTCGTTACCATAAACACCACAAGTGTATTCCGGTCAACTCCGCGCGCATTGATTGTGGTAGAATGACCTGGTTCAACTGCTGTAACCAGCGAGACAAGAGAACCGCTCCTTACAAAATCTGGCATATACTTTTCGGGGATTGGCATCACATCCTCAATCAGTGTGTAAAAAATGATCTCATCATAATCACCCTCGTAATATGGGGTAATGGCCAGATAACGATATTCTTCGCCTTGTGCCGCGTGAAATCGGAACGTATAATCCCCGACAGTATAATAATAATCAATATCATCAACTTTACTTGGCGAAAGATTTTCGTACACGACTCCGCCGACACTCATTTTGGGTATTACGGGATTACTGCCTCCGCTGGTTACGTTCCACCATCCACTCATATCAGTTCCAACCTTGGACTCTCGCATCTCCGCATGGTACATATCCTTGATATATTTAGGATCAAGCGTATGCACGACGTCCTGCTGATAACTAACCGCGACCGTATGCGTCCCGGCAACCTTGCACCCAATCAACAAGGTATTGCCACCATGGGGGTTTTTATTGGGGGTGACACAAAACGGCTCTCCGGTATCCGGTATATCGGGATTAGAAATGGCTAAATTACCAAAGACAGGAATGCGGTTCCCGCCTTGCTCGAGCCATTTACACTTATACGATTTCCCATCAAAAACAACATCAAATGTTGTATCAGCCTTACTATTGTACAGCTTCTGGAAAGCGTCCAAATCAGCATCAGTGAGCACTGCGAGGTTAAAATTATTTTGCACAGCGGTCGTTACTTCCTGCTCCGGCACAATCACACCGTTTTCCTGTGATACATAGTGCGTCCTGTTCCGCACATAGTCCTTCGCGGTCGGGTCGTTCTGCGCCCAGTCAGACGTCTCCAACTGCGCCATGCGCTCCATCAGCTGATCGTAAACGCTCTCGGGCGGATCGTCAGGAGCGCCAGCCGCAGACCGGACGGACGGCAGCGCGCGCAGGATTGCCACGCGCGACGTGCGGATGTCGCCCGCAAACAGGCCGATCTGCACCACGCCCGGCACGGTGCAAACGGGCAGTTCGACTTCCGCGCCGCTAAACACCTTATCCGTAAACGTGCCGTCCATGTAGATCGTGCGCATGGTTTTGGTGTCGTAGGCGCTCCAGTCCTCATCCAGCGTCCAATGCACCGTGTAATCGCTGTTGTCGCATACGATGGATTGCGTATCAGACACCGCAACCTTGTGCGCCACTGTAATGTTGATATCAGGCATATTGTTCCCTCCTCATGCTGTGCGCTTCCACGTGTACACAGCCAAATACGGCGGCATGTTGTTGTGTGCCTTGCCACCGCAGTTGCTGCTTTGTGGCCCAGTGTATTGATTCGGTTGCCCGTTGACATCGTACAGCCGAATCGCGTCCGTACCAATTACGGTGCTCTGGCCTGTGTACTGATAGCTCATTTTGATCTCAGGGATTTCGTCAGCTGTCAGCGTTACCTCGGATTCACCGCCAATCGTACCGGGGCGATAGATTGTGCCAGCCGCCAGCAGAAACACGTTATTAATGGCTTCCCATGTTCCACCGAACAAATCAGCCGGATCGGTCGATTTTGTGGACTGATAGATGCTTCCTACCGGATGCGTCCAGTCGAGCAGCGTCTTTCCGTTCACGGTGATCTGCTGGAAACTTACAGGCATACCGAACTCAAACAAATTCGGCTGTGTAGCGGCTTTTCCTGCCGCACCCCCCGTACCGTCTTTGTAAAAATCCAACAGCGAAAACGTAGATTCCACTCGCACGTCAGATGTAATGGACGTAAAGTAATCCTGCAAGACTACGCGGATAACATACGCGTCATCTGCGGAAATCTCCGGCGCGTCCGTCAGTCGCAGCGTATCGTTATAGCTGATTTCGGCGGTTCCGGTGGAAATCTGCGCAAATTCTGTTTCTGTCTCTTTGCGATACGACAGGGTGATGGTGCGGTCATTCTTTCCGTCGAGCGACGCAATCGCATAGGCCATTGTCAGGGCTACGCGTGTACCGTCGTCGTTGTCCGCACCCGTTGTATCAATACGCTTTGCAGACAGTTCGCTGATCTTCGGCGGACTATACGGTAGTACCGTGATGGTTTTCGCGCTACTTGTAGACCTCCCTCGGGTGTCTGTCACCTTGACTTGTACGGGGACGTCACCGGATGCCGTAATCATGTTCGATGTAATGGAGGTGCCGGTATAGAGGAAGCCAGCAACTCTTACCTCGCAGGACGCGATAGAGCTGCCATAGATCCCGCTTGCAGTCACATCTACCTTCGCTCTTGACTTGCTTTGTACATACGCGCCAAACTTATCGGCCAGCCCAGCAACCGTTTCTGCGATTGTTACGGCGGAAATTGTGGGGATCATATCGTCAGATACGGTAATCTTTACGGAGGTGGAGATCGTGCCTATCTCGGTATTGCCGTTATACGTCGTGCAATGGATTGCGCCGATGCCTACCGCTGCGCGCGGAATCTGTTCGGCCAGTGATTTTGGGGGTGTCCAGCTGACGGACTTGAATGATGTTTTCGTCGCAATTACCCCGGACGCTTCGCCAAAGTAATACCGGATCGTGTGTGTAAACGAGGGGCTTGCGGGAGTGAGCGTAATCGTACCAGATTCCCCCATGGTAAGATTCCCGACCACGGCGGTTGTGGCGCGGGGGATCGTGTCGAGCGTCACAGTCTGCGAGATATCTGTAGAGGTCAGGCTTGTACCGCTGATATAGCCTGTTGCGGAGATAGTGACGTTGCGGCTCCCGTCTGCTTCGTGATATACGCGTACCGTCGCGCTCATCGCAAGCGTCTCCGACTGATATGATACCTCAATATAACGGCTTCCTGCCGTCCACTGACCGTCGATCGTGATACCACCCGACCATGTGCCGCTCGTGGTATAACCGCTATTGGATCGGCTGTAATACAGCGTCGCCGTCACGTCGGAATAATTGCCGTCGATGCTCTGCACGGCGCTCCATTTGATTGTAGGGAAGATATGCTGGTTACCGGTCGTGCCGGTAAATGCACCAGATAGAGCCATCAACTCACCACTTTCTTAAAGCTCAGGTTCCCGTTTGCGCGCGGAACAAATGCAAAATTGCCGATCTGTACCGATACGAGGAACTGCGCGTCAGTTACATACAGGCGTCGGTTACTGAAATACGCCACCTCTGACCCCGATTGCAGAAAAGCAATCCGATCATTGTCTACGCGGAGGGTCAATTCGTTGCCATTCTCGCCGATCATCAGCCCGTCCGCTGTAAACCGGAACCACTTATCGTAGTCCGACATACGGCTGTTTACACTGTCGCTCAGGTCATCAACCTGATTACTCACGCGGGAGAGGTCGATCTGGATCTGATCCGCCATGACGCTGAGACGGGAGTTCAGCTGTGCTTCTGCATCCTCCTTGCTAATTTTTGCGTCGAGCTGGCCGTTAATGAGTGTCAGCGACTGCGACAACCCCGCTACGCTGTCCTGCGAGACAGAGCCTACCGCGAGTGCGGAACCGTTCAGATATCCGTCCATTGTGATTGCGACTTTGCTGATCGTCTTTCCGCCGTCCTCGGAGTAGCCGAGACCGCCCATCGACATAATCCACATCTTGGTCGTGTCCGTCACCGTGGGTGTGTCCTTGAGTGTCCAGCCCGTAGGGAAACCGTCCTCGTCATAGGTAATGGCAAAATAGCCGCCCTTCATGCCGATGATCTTCTCCGTCGCGTTCTGAAAGGAATCCATGACCTCGTTATACATACGCTGGAGTTTCTGCGCGGTGGGGCTTTTTACAGCGTAATCCGCATCCTCCACCTCGTAGCACGTCGTATCACAGCTCATGCCGCCGCTGATGTGCAGCTCCTGTTCCATCACAAACACCGAAAGGCCGGACACGCCGTCACGGTCAACGACGGTCAGGATATCCCCAGCTTCGGTGGACGGGTCTCCGCGCCACTTGCATTTGCAAGGTGTCATCGGCTTATTCTTGATAAGATCGAGCACCGAGGTTGCGATATCTGCGGTCATATACGGGTTAATTGCTGTGATGCCGATGCCAGATCCTACCGAGATCGGATTTTCTTCCGTTCCAGTCAGCAGGCTGTTGATTGTAAACGGCTCGTCGGCGGTACGCTCCAGACCGTCGAGGTGCTGCACGTCCCACCCAAGCGTCAGGCCGCTGTCGGCGTACCAGCAAAACACCAGATTCCCGGTTGCGTCGAACTTCGCATTGCATCCAATCAACCCGGCCAGCCAGCCCAGCTGCTCACGCAGACTGCCGCTATACGCCGTCTCAATCTGGATGTCAGGGAGCGTCACATTGGGTGCCGTCACCTTTGCTTGTGTGCATACGTCTGCGAGGATCTGCGCAGGCGTGGCCGGAAGGGTGATTGCCGGGATATAATCCGCCGTCAGAGACGCCATGCGGTCATAGCCGGTAACAGTTACCCACAGCTTCCCGCTATCCTCCACGCCGTCCGTGGGGACGTAGTATTTGCCCTTCGGTACATACTGCGCTTCACCTCCCACCATGACGCCGACAGATGGCATAAAATACGCGCCGTTCAGCGGAAGATTGTCCTGCTTGTAGAATGTAACCTTGCAACTGGACGAAAACGCCGCACCGATAGTCACGCCGTCCGAGGAGCCGAACTGCTCCGTTACAACGATCTCCTGTATCTCCGATGCTGGTAGGTCTGTCGTGCCGTTGAAATTTACCTTGCTGGTAATTTCACGCCCCGGAGCAGCGCAAGCATCGTGAAATGCGTTTGTCACAGTGTGCATGGCTCACCTCTCGATAAAATTCATAGATAGCCCATTCCATTGGTATACGCCATCAATAAGGCTGTACATTGGAGCCGTTCGGTCGCCAACATAGGCAGTCATTTTCCTTGTGGTACCGGTCATGGCATCAGGATAGCTTACATCGAAAAACACATCGTCAACCGCTTGTAGCAGTGTGGCCATTGGAGCGGCTTTCATGGGCGGCCACGATAGAGTTAGCTTTCGCTTCCTCCCCACCCTGTCGCGGAACAAATCGCCGCTTTGGTTTCGCCCCGTTCCATCCGCATCAACATCCTGCAATCCCCACGAATATTCGCTGGGGTCAGGCAGCGGGACATTCGTCCCGTCTGCCTTTGTAATGGTAAAAATTGCCATTTGGACTCCTTATGTAACAAGAGGGCTTGCCCCGGTCGCACGAACAACGGCGTTGTTTTCTCTGACTACTGTCTCGAACAGTTTCTTCCCTGTCACGCTGTCGAGGACAATGGTCACATGAACTTCACCAGAACCGCCGGATTCCTCGCGGACAATTTTCCGGATAAGTCCTTCCGGCGCTTCAATGTTATTTCCGTGGGACTGGTCACCAAGCACGGCAAGAAACTCGTCGTTTGCGGGGATAACTGCGCCCTTTGCGAGCCGTGGGAGCACATTCTCGCTGATATAGGAAATGTTTACTCCGATAGATTTTCCACCTACAAACGGCACCCATGAAGGTACATTGAAACTAATCTTGTTCATCTGCTTGATGAGCCAGTTAAGACCCTTGATGATGATATTGATTGCACCGTTAAGCAGATCAATCATGGTGTTCCAGATGCCCTTGAAAATGTCCTTGACCCCCTCCCAGGCCTTATCAAAATCCCCAGAAAAAACGCCGGAAATAAACTTGATTAGTCCGGAGAAAATCGTCTTAATTTCGTCAATTACATTCCCGATGGTCTGCTTGATGTTGCCAAAAACGGCGGTTACAATGGCCTTGATCCCGGTAATAATTGGTTTAAGCTTTCCATTTGTTTTCTGGTCGATCCAGTCCAACAACCCGTTAAGAAAGTCCCTTATGCCATCGATCACAGATCCAATCGCGACTTTCAGCCCGCCGAAAATCCCGGCAATGCCAGCGGCAGTACGCTCAGTGTCTCCCGTAAAGATACCGGCGAAGAAATCGATAAACCCCTTGAGTGTTTCTTTTACGCCACTGATAAGCTCTTCTCCGTGCCCGGTAGCCGTAGTAACGCTAAGAATCAGAGCCGCAATCATCCCGATAAGAGCCGGGATAAAGGATCCAGTCAAAATGCCGATACCCACACCGGTCGCAAGGATTCCTGCGATTGCCAGCATTTGATTCTGGAAATTCCATCCGTTTTTCTCTGCGTCAATAAACGCAACAGCCAGCACAGCAAGCCCGGAAACAATAGCTGTAATTCCTCCGGCTACCGGCCCAAGAGCGACGTACAGACCGGTTATGGCAAGCGTCATGCCGAAAATCATGCCGTTCATGTTCTCCTCTGTAACGCCGTTTACGATTGAATCGAGAATGTTTTGCACCAGCGTAAGTGCGCCAAAAATACCGACAGCCAAGCCAATGGTTTTCTGCAAATCAAGGCCGAGTTTTGGGCCAAGTTTCCACGCCGCTAATCCGGCGCCAATGGCAAGAATCCACGGGAGCGCATTTTTGAGCTTCTGCGTGACTTCATCAATCTGCTTACTTACAGCATCGCCAAGAAAATCATACTCAGGCAATTCAAAGTCAAAACCGCTGCCGCCGGACACACCTGCAGAACCAGACCCAGACGCAGTGTTGCCGTTTAGAATGTTAAGCTCATCAAAGCCCATAACGGACTTCTTTAGCTCCTTTGCTGCACTGGTGGCATCTTCAAGCCCTGTTGCGGCATCCCCTGCGCCGCTGGCCAGATTTCCCACGCCGGAATAGTCAATGTCCGTGAGCTTGAAGTTAAACAGTTTTGCAATGGCATCAGCAACCTCACGCACAACACGAAGAACAGCGATTGCAATGGGTAGGATTTTTTGCAGAATGGGGATAAAGATATTACCGATTGCTCTTGATGCCTGTGTCAACTGCGCTTGGAAAATGCGCAACTGGTTAGCTGGCGCGTCTAAGGTTCTCGCCATGTCGCCCTGCGCCGTTGTTACCTGTGTCATAATGGCGTAGTAACGCAGCTCCGCCTTTTCTGCCTGCGTCATGGCAGAAACAGACTTTTCGATTCCCAGCGTCAATGCGGTTTGTTCCAGTTTGGCTTGCGACAGGTCATAGCCCAATCTACGCAACGGTTCCAATTCGCCAGAAACGCCGGATTGCAGCTTTTGCATAGCATCTTCAACGGAGGTGTTGAAGAACGAGGAAATGTCATAGCCGAGCTGTGTAAGGTTCTTACTCATAAGGTAAGAACGGTCTGCGACAGAGCCGAATCCGGACAGCAAAGTGTTAAATACGCCCTGATTCCGCATCCATTTTGCGGGGTCAATTCCCATTATTTCTCCAACATTTTCCGCATACTCTTGGGCTTCTTTTGCGTATTGCCCCATAGCCACGGTAAACAGGTTCAAATCCTCTTGGTATGCGTTGGATTCAGTGATTGCCTTGCTGATTTCTTGGCGTATCATACGAATTCCGGCCATAACCCCTGCCGTTTTTATGCTTTTGAGGGAAATCCCAAATCGGCTCGTTTGGGTGGATCCTCTGTTTACCGTGTTGTTGTACCTCTCGGTCGTTGTTATGAGCCGCTGAATTCGAGACGGCATGGCACTAAATCCATCGGCTACATGTTGCATTTCCGTGGCAAACGGTCTCAGCGCATTTGCAAGCCGGGTCATTTGGTTTGAAAACTCGTCGATGTCTGCGGCGCGGAGTTCGCGCACCACATCAGGGAAAGCGCTGAGCTGGTTAATGTACGAACGCATGTGCGCACTTTCCAGCTCGGATAACGGGCGCAAAGCATCTGCGACATTGTAGAGCCTGTCTATATCTCCATCGGAAATTCCAGACAACGCAGTCCCAAGCGACTGCAGATTGTTTCCAAGAGATTTCGGAATCTTAACGGTTCCGACATCGGATATTGCCTGTAGACCGGCAGCGATAGATTTAAGTTTTTGCCCAACTGCACCGGCCCCAGACAGCGCTGTATTGAGCGCCGCAATCTGCTTTGCAGCAGTTCTTACGCCGGACGCTCCGCCGGAAGTGGCCGACTTTAGGGAGGAAAGCGCCTTTTCAAGCCGTCCCAAAGACGCAACGGCGCTGTCGCTGTTCTCTTTGATTTGAAATTCAAGTCCGCGAATTTCAAGATTGTCCATGCTTTTCACCTCCCGGCTCGAATTTCTTGTTATTTGCAATCATGAACATTTCCATGATTGCTTTTGCACGGCTATCATTCTTCTGCTCTTTCACTTTTTTCTCCGCAGGATTATAGCTTTCACCCACCTGATAGGGGGAATCTCGATACGGAATAGGCTTTGTACCTTTCTTTGCAAACGCATGAAGAATAGGCGATACATCCGCCAAGGCTTCATAGAAATACGCACCCTGTAGCCATGCTTGCTGGTTGTCCAAGTCCTGCTTGATTTTCGCTGCCTTGCGGTAGTACTTGACCAACTCGCAATCCATTTCCCAGAACTGCTCGTAGGTCATGCCTATTGCAAGGTAATAAGGGAAAACCTCATAGAACTTTTCCGTGTAAGCATAGAGGGGGGTATTGCCCCCCTCTTTATCGGGCGGCGGTTCGCTTACCAGTCCACCGTCCAGCTGGCGTTTCCCTCGGCTTCGGGATCATCCATGAGCGCTACAATGGGGTCGCTATACATTTCCACCAGCTTGCCCAGCATATCTCCCTTGTTGGGCAGCTGGGCGTAAATCTTGTCGATAACATCACGCTTTACATAGCGGTGATGCGCCAAAAAAGCGCCAGCAAACAGGGCGGGCAGATAGGTCATGGGCTTGCGCTGCAATTCCTCGATCTCGAAGCCCTGCCGCTCCATCATTTCCACAGATTTTCTGGTGTATTCCAGCACATATTTCACATCGTTGTGCTCGATGGTCATTGTCTTTGCCATAATTCCTCCTTACTCGCCGTCATCCAAAGTGATGACCGAGGTGGGCGCGATGGTGATATTCATTCCGACCACTTCGTTTACGCCGCCGCCGGTGGGATACACGGAAAGCTGCCCCTTGAAGGAGAACTTGCCGTCAGAGCCGGTGGGGGTAACAGAGCCACCGGACTCTGTGCCGCCAAACCACACGGCATAATCCGCTTCCGTACCCTCTTTTGCTTTCAGGGTCTTGTAATCGGCCAGCGTGTAGTTTGCCGTGAAATTCAGGCCGTCCATAGACTGAATACCGGCGATGTAGGTCTGCATCTTGTCAGACAGGGTGGTGGTTTCCAGCATTTCAGGGTCACCGCCAAGGTCAGGGAACTCCTTGATGTCCACCAGCTTTGTCCATGTACTTCCGGTAGATGCCTTCTGCATCAGGAAACATTTATAGGTACTGATTGCCATAATTTACCTCCTAAAAACTGTTTTTCCGTCCGTTTCGGCACGGTATCGCGCCACTAAGCGATAGATTGACGCACTATCCATGTTTGGGACGGGGGTCATGGAAATGCGCGTGAAATTCATTGCATACAGCATTTTGTCGATTTCTGACAGGATGCTGCGGCACTCTGATTTGCTTTCGCCGGTTTTGTTGGAGTAGACATTGACCTCATACATGACGGTCGCAAACCGCTCCGTGTCAGAGCTGTCCTGATTGGATGTGGTCATGTAATTGTCCTGTTCTACAATGCTTGCGTGGGGAAACTTGGGGGGAGATTTTATATACGCCCCGGAAACATCTATCCCCTTGAACTTCTTTCGCAAGGCTTCTGCAATCGGGGTAAAAATCATCCGCTCCACATCAATCATCCGAACACCTCCTTTACGATTTCTCCAAGCCGCAACTCCAATTCTTTTACGGCGTTATACATGGGCATATTGGCCGGATTACCATGTGTAAGAACAAGCGTCCCCTTTGCTCTTTCTCCTACAACGGTTCCGTTTGTACCGGGTTCTCCGTAATAACCCCATGTGGATTGTTTTCCGCGTCCTTGGCCATATTCTCCGCGCTCCATTCCCAAGTCCCTTGCTTCCGGGTGATTATCCGGGTATGTTACGCCTGTGCCAAATTCAATAAATAAGACCGTGCCGCCAATGGCGACAACGGCCTTTATTTTTCCTCGATCTTCGACAGACACGGTTACATCGTTTGTGCCGTCATATTCGGCGCTCGCAAAGCCTGCGCTTGCCACTTCGTATCCCTCTTGTGCAAGGCGCTCCAAAAGCCTTGCACAGCCGCTTTTTATCCATTCCCGGTACTCCCGAACGGAATCGATCATCTGCTGTACTCCGGTTGGAGAAATGGCAGTAACAACCTTATGCTTCACGATACATTCACCTTGCTTATGGCAATGGAGATGGAATTGAGCGACTTGGCCACTCGCTTTACGACGTAGTCATACAGAGGCTTTTTACCGTCATACTCCGGTTCCTTGTCTACAAAGAGAACAGTATCCTCGCTGATAGGACAGCTCATGTCATCCGTGACGATGACCTTGTCATAGGAAACAAATTGCCCGAATTGCTCCACTTGCGCCGTCCCGGATGCGGGGGAGATATTCGCCAGCATTTTCACTGCGTCTTTGTACTTCACGGACATTTGACCAGTTTCGTACCCATCATCGGACAGATTCGTGGTCTTGCCATCGTACAGAATATACCAAAATGCGGTCTTATTCCGCTCCATGCACCTCATCGCACAACTCCCGCATATGGGATAATGTCGCGCAATAGAGAGGACGGCACATCTCCGTCCTCATAGGAGCGGGAAATACCATTCTCGCTGTGCGCTGTTTCGCCCTCTGCGCCGCGCTTGTTCAGCAGATATGCGGCAATCTCCACCTGGGTCATGTGATACCGTTCAGGAAGCATTTTATTTTCGTTATCGAACGGATAAAGCTTGCGCAAGACCTTATCCTCGGCAATCGCAAGGTAAGCGAAAAGCACGCTACCCTGCTGATCTGTCATAGCAGACAAAATTTCGATTTTTTCAGCTTCAGTCATGCTTTCCGCCCCCCTTATCAGCCGGTAACAGCCTTGGTGTTTACAGGATTGCTTGCGTCATTGGCAATAAACACGCTGCGGCTATAAGTAGGCGCAGTGAAATCGGTGGAAATACCGGTGAACTTGCCGTGATACCATTCGGGCCCGTGGTCAAGACCGACCTGACCGAACAGCTGCCACTTCTCGCCAGCTCCGGTCTTGGACAGCTGCTCCAGGAAGAAATTGCCCTTGCCGGGAACGGGCTGGTACACAGGGGCGATAACATCCAGATTCAGCAGAAGGGCCGTACCGGCGGGCAAACACTCGCCAAGGTACAGGTAAACAACTCCAAGAGGGGTGATTACGCTGGACAGCGCAATGCCGTTGATCTCACGAGCAACAGGAACTACAGTAAGACCGTTCTGCACGGCATCCGCATTGATCTGGAACATGGTCACGGCATCGCACCACAGTGCCAGACCGTTGGTTGGAGCGTTGGCTCCGTAAATCTTCTTCACCATGTCGGCTACATCCCACAGGCCCAGGGGCTTGGATGCCATAGCGGTAACATTGGTGGTAATGGCGGTGGTCAGGCCACGGGTCTTGTTGATCTTGGAATCGTCTGCGGCCTTGTTGTATGCGCCCTGGATGAAGGTGAACTCCATATCCCGGGCGATCTTCTGGATCTTTGCGCCCACCTGGAAATCCAGTTCATTGATGGGGTTGGCCTGCTGATTCTCGATATTTACGCCGGACAGAGTGCCCATATTGGACATCTTGGCGTAGGAAACGCCCACGGTCTCCTGAAAAATCTGCGTAACATTGGTTTTCTGTGTACGGGTCACCACGGAAGCATCAGGAGCAGTCAGGGACGCGGTCTCGCTGATGGCGGGCTGTGTGCCGCCGGCAGAGCTGTATTCCTGCCCTGTGACGAACTCGACATGGTTGGTGGTTTTTGCCCGGCTTCCGATGATGGAAGACAGAGGGGTGCGGGTGTTGCCCTTGTTGAAGAGCATACCGGAGTAATTCAGCACTCCGAAGCTGGTAGCAAAAGTATCTGCCATTTTGATTCATTCTCCTTTACTGTGTATTGTTGTCCTGATTCATAAGGCGGGTATAGTACGCCGCCTCCGCAAAATTGCCGGCGTTCTGCGCTTCGGCAGCTTTCTTGGAAAAGTCTGCACCATCCGAACCCGCACCGGCAGCGGGCTTGGGTGTGCCTTGCATTGCGCTGGCTTTCACCTGCTTTGCGTATGCTTCCAAAAACGCCTGCTGATTGGCGAACACTTTATCGGTGTTGCCGTCAGCCATTGCCTTGGCAGTATCGGCAGCAAGCTTTTCATCATAGCCCTGTGCAATAAACTTGGCCGTGAACTGCGAAACGGTCTTGTCACGCCGCAGCTCGTCAAGTTCCTTCTGCATGGCGGCAATGTCCTCCTCCTGCTTCTGCTTCTTCTGTTCGTCCTCGCTTAGCAGTGCATTGTGTTTCCTTTTCCACTCTGCAGCTTCTGAATTCGCCTTGGAAACTGCCGCTTTTTGCTTTTCAAGCTCGGATGCGTTGTCGTTATACTCAAACGCTTCCAGCGCTTTCAGCTTGTCCTCCAAAGACATTTCCGCATAGCCCTTGATCTGGTTGGTGTCGATTTTTGCCATTTTGATTACCTCCTGCGTTTAACAAGGCTGTTCACTCAGCACTATTCTCTGTTTTTGCGGGTTGTCTCCCGTTTGCGTTTTTAGGTCGTCCCTGACCATTTATCACCTTGCGGCGGGTAAATCGAAAAAATAAAGGGGCTACCCTTTCGGATAGCCCCTCGGCTGTCGGTCAAGCCCTTGCCAGACCCACTCAGTATTTCTTTTTCCTACGCACTTCGATTACTACGATCTTCCCGTTCTCCACTTTCACTTCCGCTTGGTTGCGGTTCTTGAGGATTTCGTTGATCGTCCGTACCATCTCCAGCGTTAATTCCATTGTTTCCTCCGTTTTCCTCAAGATATTCCATGCTCATCTTGTACGCAAGCTGCGGGTCGCTGAATAGACCGCAATGTGTAAATGCAAGCTGCGGCGCAATTTTGCCGTTGCCCAGCATGGTTACCAGCACATTCGCCTTTTCGGAAATGTTCTCATAATTCCGACGGGTAAATCTGATCTCGATTGCGGACAGTTTCAAAGACAAATCGCTCAAGTCATTGCAAATCCGCAAAAGCACTTTCAGAAACTCTTTTTCGGAACGCTTGAATACCAACTCGGAATCTTTTGCCCTTGCTTCTGCCGCAGACCATCCGTCACGCATGATGACTGCAGAGCCGGTGTCAGAGGTGGAAGAACCGCCGTTTCTGTTGGGCATCCCGCAGATTGTCAGCACCGTGTTATACAGGTTGTCTGCAAGGGTCTGTGTCTGCGTTTGATTCAGCTCCGTAACAAGGTTCTTGATCTCCGCTTTCTTCTGCGGGTCAATGTCCTCAAACTGAATTGCGCCGTCTTGCCGCAATGCGGAATACTGTTCCTCGGAAATACGCACATTGTGGAACAGAAGCAAGGACTGCACGAACTGCTCCACGCCGTCCATGCGGTTGGATTCCACATTGTTGATTGCATCCAGCAGATTCAGGACGATTTCAAATGCACCCAGTCTTGCACGGTTTGCCGGGTACTCGATGATGGGAATACCCAAAATCTGCGGCTCACTGCGAACGATCCGCCATGTGTCGGTCACTTCATAGAAATGGTCTTTCGTATAACAGCTGAAAACGACTGTCCCATCTTCCATCTTGACATACTTGACCGCCATAAGGGGAGGATTACCCAACTGCACGGAATACACCACAAAGCAAAACCGTGGGTCAAGGGTATAAATCTCAAACGGGGCTTCGTCCTCATCTTCCGGGGTGTCCGGCATGACCATGCGATAGGCCGTGCCGCATATGTGAAACCAGTCCGCCAGCTCCTTATCCTTTGCCGGTTTGTCCTCGGACAAAACATAATCGTTCAGCTTTGTGACCATTTCAGCCGCTTTTTCATCGGCTATTCTGCTGACATACTGGACAGGCTCTCCCATCAGGTAGCCGACCTTGAAGGACACGATCTCGTTTGCCCGGTTTTCGACAATCTTGTTGTTAATCTCCGGGCGCACATCCTTTACTCTGGCAAGGATAGGCTGGTCGCCTTTATAGTACCTGTATAAATATTCCATGTCCGCCCGGTTGGCGGCGTGGACAACCATTGCCTTTTGCAGGATATTTGCAATATTACCCTCGTTTACCTCGGTAGCATCCGAATAAATGACCTTTCTGCCAAACATTTGTCTCAATAGCGTCACCCCTTAAAACGGTCTTTTGAATATCTCAATCTTGCCGCTGATGCGGTTTCGGATTTCGTTCTCCAGCAACGACAAGGAATCAGGCGCGTCATCGTGCGCCACTTTGCCGCTTCTTACATAGGTGGTCACTTCCTGCATGAATCCCCAGTATTGACACCCTCGCTTGTATGTGGACGGATGCTTGAAGTAAAAATTCTTCTTGATTCCATCCGATGCGAACTCAATTCGTGTCTGCTTATTGGAAATCGTCCTTTTTGTCCGTATGCTGGTATTAAATCCGGCGTTTTTGACGATTTCTGCAACATCTCTCGCAAAATACATACCGGCGTTATTGGATTCAAACAGTGCGTCTCCCACCTTGTTATCAATCAGGCACCTTGCGCATTCCGGCTTTGTGACCTCTGCGGGAGAATCATCGTACACCACATCCACAATGTAGACTTCCTCTCCATATAAGGCCGCAACAGGCATGGCCGTGCTATCTTTTCCGCTTTCTGCGGTGTCTGCCACGGCAATGATTGCATCCGGGTCACGATCTACCGGCAGTTCAAAGAAATAGTTCAGCTCCGACTTATTGAAAAGCAGCCCCTTTGCTTCAAAGGGCTGCTGCTGAAATTCGCTTTCAAACTGTTCCGCGCTCAGAAGCTCCCTTTGCTCACGGAAATAAGCGGTGGTAAAAACCTTTTTCCCCTCTCGCTCGTACTCATAATTGCTTTCGTCTGTAATTGGGTCAAGGGCGGGGATTTCAATGGCTTTCCATGCCCAGCCGCCTTTTTGTGCTTCTTCCTGTAAATGCCCTATGGGGTCATATAGGGAGTATCTCGTCCCGGTGGCCACAATAGGTGTACCCTCTATGGCACGGCCTAAAATATCGCCGGAAATTACTTCCCACTTATCATCCAGCCGTTGACGGTTTTTCGCTTCCTCTCTGCCCTCCACGCAGTCATCCAAGTACAGGACATTGGTTGCCTCCGACAAACCCACCTGCCGTGCGTCAATCGACCGGCACATGACCGTAGGGAATCGAGATTTTGAACGCAGATTGATGATTTTCGTGTCTGCGTTGGTCTGCACCAAGGGAGCATCCGGAAACACATCGTAGAATAAATACTCGTTGGGCGTTTGCAGATACTCCAAACATCCGTTGTAGAAGCTCCGCACAAGGTCATCGCCTGTGCCTTCCATAAGGGACGATTTATCCGGGTTTCTGCCGGACATCATGTTGATGAAATTTATCCCCAGCTGGCTTTTCCCGGCTCTTTTCGGCAAGGAAATGGTCAGCAACCTTAACTTGCCGTCAAGGACATCTTGATACCCCTGCACAATAGGTCTTAGATACCGCCTGCGTGGAGCATAAAACCGCTTCTCCGGCTTTCTGTCCATCTCCACATACAGCAGGAAGGTATCGAAATCATGCGGTGCGTCAAACAGCATAGCTTGCTTGTGCAGCGTGTAGAAATGCTCCGCGTCTTTCGGGTTTCCGTTACGCAACGCTTCGGATGTCATCTTTCGGACTTCTGAATTTAACTGGTGCGCCGCAGCAAAATCCTCCGCTTCGTACCCAATACACAACGCCAGCAAATCCTTGTAGGCTTCTCGGTCATGCGTTTTCTCTATGCGGTTTTTGATGCTTTCCGCAATCTTCCGATAATCCATTCGTCCTCCTGCAATAAAAAATGGACTGCCGAATAATCGGTAGTCCATTCTATTTGGTTTTTGCGGAACCTTTACGGCTTCACTTCGTACTGCGTGCCATCAATCTGTACGCCTGTAACAACAAATTCGCCATTTCCTTGATCTTCATACCAGACCTTTGCCGGAACCCAGAATTTCACCTTGAGCGCGTTTGACGCATATACCTCGCACTGCACCATGTATTTTTCATCCGCGCGGCCAATGCCCCATGCGTCGTAGTATTTTGCGCTTACAAAGTATCGGTCAAGGACAGTCTCTGTCATGTATTGCAACTGTCGATAAACATTGTATGGCACAGAGGATTCCGGCACATGTACATCGTCTATCGTCATCAAGAACCCGCCCTTGTCTTTGTCATATAGGTCCGTTCCATTCAGGGATACATAAATAATCTCTCGGTGGTCTACCGTGAACCAGAACACTCTGTCCTTGTCCACTACTTCGCGGAATACCACAAGTCCATCAACCGATGCCGATGCGTCTGTTGGCTCACATCCGGAAATGGAGTCCACCCCACACATACGCAGAATATCTCGGCCGGCCTGTGCCTCATCTTCTGTCATGCCGAAAGAAACAAGCCTTTCTGCAATCCCATCACTTACAATGTCCGACAGTTCTTCCACAGATTCACTGCCGCTTACATCAAACTCTCCCGATGTGTCAGGGCTCTCATCTTTGTTGCTGTATGCAACAGCAAGGGTAACGATTAGCAGAATGGCTAATACGATTATCATTTTCTTCTGCTTGGCAGGATTCGCTTTTTTCATTCCTATTTTCCCCCTCTCAGCGCCGTCTCGGAATCCCTGCGGAATCCTCGTAGTCCCACATCCGGCGGTAAAAGGTGTTCCGGCTTACACCCAGCCGCTTAACCGCATAGGCCGTGGTAATTTCGTTCTTGTACCACTGCTCATGCACCGTTTTAAGCAGATCATCGCTGATTGCTATCGGCTGACGGCCTTTGTACTTCCCAGCCGCTTTTGCAGCCGCAATTCCTTCTCTCTGCCGCTGTAAGGTCTGCTCCCGTTCCAGCTCCGCCATTGCGCCAAACACCGTAAGCATGAACTTGCCCTGTGGCGTGTTCGTGTCAATGGATTCCTTCTGCGATACAAAACCCACACCTTTGTCTGTAAGCTGTTCTACCAGCGTCAACAAGTCCCTCGTGCTTCTCGCAAACCGGCTGATGCTCTCAACAATGACCACATCGCCCTCTCGGACGAAATCCATCATTGCCTCCAGCTGCGGCCTGCCTGTACGGCTTTTCCCGCTGGCCTTGTCAATGTAGACACGCTCAACTCCAAGGTCTTGCATAATTACCTCTTGGCGGATTGTGTTCTGCTCCTCCGTGGACACCCGGATATATCCGACTTTCATGTGCATCGCTCCCTTCCTGCATCTTGTAAGGGTAGTGTAGCACACAGCATAATTTGTGTCAATATGTTTTATGCCCAAAATAGTCCTTTTGTTTTTGCCGGATTTTACAACATGGGGCAAAAATGGCTTTTTATTTTTTGCGGGATTTTTGGGGCTTACCCCGCCCCCGGCTGACGCCGCATATCCCCCGCCCCCGGTCATTCCCGCCGGAGATCGAGAGCCGCAGAAGCTTGCCCCACTTGTCCCACACAGGTATACCGCAATGGGCATAATGCACAATGTCACAATAACATTATTGTATATCTTATATGGGCATTATTTGCCCAAAAGATATTGACGTATACTCTATTGGGCAGTATAATATCAGCATATAGGACGAGGGCGCACCCGGTAGCCAGCCAATGCAACCCGGGAACGCCCCCACACCAGCCAACAGGCCAGCACGGAGAGTATACCACATCCGGCAGCCGTTGGCAAGAGATTAGGACATAAGTCCGGGAGGTAATACAATGGATTATACAACAATACTTGCAAAGGTAGCGCAGACACTGGAACAGCGCAAGGACCGCAGCGCATGGAGCCGGGGCGTTACAGCCTATGCCGTGGATATGCTGCAGCAGATCACGGAATACTACAAAGACGGTTATATCTCCGCCGACGATCTCGCAACATGGACTACCGCCGAGGCCGCAGCCCTAAACGGTGCGCAGGACTGGGAGCAATACAGCTGGGGCGGCTCGGCCCTTGTGTATGATGGGGACATCGCCGCCGCCCTCTGCACCCCCTCCGAACTCAAAAAGACCCGCAACGGGGAGCGCAGGCCGAACAGCCAAGAAGAATGGCTTGATGTGCAAGCCCGGGCGCTGCGTCAGGCTTTCCGCCGCGTGTATTCGGCGATCCGGGCCGCCCGGCAGGAGGTGCAGGCATGAGAAAATACAAACTTTCCGAGCTGAAAAGCCTTGTCCGCTCCGGCATGGCGCACGATTTGACCAACGCAAGCACCGCCGAAGTTATGGAGCAATGGAAGCACGGCGAGAAGGTCGGCTACAGCTCCGGCACATACGGCATTAACGGCGGACTTATCCAGAACACCGAAACGGGCGAATATTACGCCATCACCGCGCGGAATAGCAATCTTTTCCGCATATTTTAAGGGGGATTTACAATGAACATTGATACCATCATGGCCGAACTGGCCCAGTATATCCGCATGCAGGAGGAGGCCGCCGCAATGGTGGAAAGCCTCAAAGACCAGCTTAAAGAGCGCATGACCGCCGCCGGGGTTGAATCCCTGGCGGGGTCAGAACACAAAGCCACTTATAAGGCGGTTACATCCTCCAGGGTGGACACAACCGCCCTGAAAAAGGAACTGCCAGAGATCGCAGCCCGATACACAAAAACGACAACCGCCCGCCGGTTTACTTTCGCTTGACCCGCTCCGGCGGATGTGGTACAATCAAAAAAAGGGGGACAAAAAAATGAAAATTACAGACGGCAAGAAAACGGTGGAAATCAGGATACAGCGCTGGAACGGCAGCGGTTACGATCCGGACTGGAGCAACGACTACTTTACCGCCGGGGCGCTACCCTACAACGAGGATACGGACACATATACCGTAGACAATGTTGACTATTGCATCGACGCGGCGAACAGCGCAGACGAGGAGGGCGCATGCTGTACGTATGATGCCGAGTCAGGCGAGTTTGTCCGTGATGAAGATATGTGCGTCTTTGTCACGGAGCTGTAAGGAGGTGCCGCCCTTGATTCTGTTGTATATTCTGTTGCAGCCTATTCTTTTACTTTTCGATCTGGCAAAACTCCAGAAATGACCACCGCCCCGCATGGCGCAAGCTGTGCGGGGTTTCCCTTTGCTCCCGGTGTATTCCGGGGGCTTTTTTCTGTATGCCTTATTTGCTATTTTAACGCACCTATAAGGCGCTTTAACTCTGGGCGCTGTCCCTATATTGCCACCGCTCTGCGCGCGCTGTGCGCCTTGTTTGTTGGCGTATGGCGTGGCGTTGCCCCGTGCGCCGTGGCTTGCCGCTTGCGCTGCCAGCTTGCCGCCGCCCTTTTGCCCCTGTGGCCTTGTCGGTGGCTGGCCCCTGCTCGGTGGCGCGGTCTCGGTGGCTGGTGGTGTGGACCCCTCCATGCTGGCCAGGGATTCCGGGGGTGGCGTACCTCGCTGCCAAAGTCGCTACCAGAGTCGCCGGGGAAGTCGCAAAAGTCGCTGGCATAGTCGCTGTGAAAGTCGCAAGCGTCTGCGCCAAAGTCGCTCATTTTACCCCAAAATCATAGTCGTTTACAAAATTCCGTGTATAAACGCGGGGTTTCACTTGCCTACTTTCCCAGAATTGACGGAAAGTCGTGTAAAAGTCGCTCGGTTTCGGCTCATTTTACATCAAAGTCGCTGGCTGCAATGTACTTCTGCTGGAGCTGTTCAGGGGTCAAGCCCTCAATCTGCGGCTGGTTCGGGGTCAAAACCATCTCCTGCTTGTCTACCATGCCGTAATAGTTCTTGGCACGGAAGCAATATGCAAGGAAATTCAGCTTCCCGGAAACCACAAGTTTTGCGTCAAAAGTCTGCATAAAACCCTTGGCTTTTTTAATTATGGCCGCTGTTTCGGGGCTAAATCCCTTGCGTCTCCCGTATTCCCAGTCCTTAACCGTGCTAATTGCGTAGCCGGTAGACAGGAATAGTTCCTCTACTGTAGGGGTCTGGCCTGTCTGTGCGCAGCGTGCGTAATAGTCGTTTATTCTCTCCTTGAGTTCTTCGTCACTCTTTACCTTTGGTTGTTTATACTCTACAAGTACCTCTGTAAGGAGTTGAGATACAAGTGCTCTATCTTCATCGCTGCTGAGGTCAGGGAGGCAGGAAGGGAAGTTTCTTTTGCCGCCTCTGCCGGTCTCCGGTCGGTTATCCTTTGTTTTTGCGATGGCGGTAGGTTTCTTTGTAGCCATTATGTATCACTCCTGTTCGTAGAGTTTTCCATCGTGGGCCTCGTAGGCGATAAGCATCCCGGTATTTCCCATGTAGAAGCGCTCCGGGTATTTGCCATCAATCATCAGGGAGATGCTGGTATCTGCGCCCAGTGCTTTGATATGCTCTGCAGCTTCCTTCGATACATTCGTCACCCTTGTGATATACCGCTCATCGCCTACAGGCTCTTCTGTAACGGTTGCCCCTGACAGCACCACAGTGATCGTTCCAATGGCAGTATGGTTTGCAGGCTCGATGTACTCGGGGATTCCGTTTGGCACTTCCACGCTTTTGCCACATCCCTCCTGTGGACACTTAGCAAACACAGTTCCGTATCTGCGTACCATTTCTACCGGAGAACAGGCGAATTCACACCCGCATTCCGGACATTTCAGTTTTACTCTCCTGATTTTACCGGGTTTGATGATTTCCATAGTCGTTTTTCCTCCTTGTTTGTCACCAGCCCCCACCCCTTGGCTACAGTAACAGTCTTTCCCCTCCCATGCGGCCTTCTGGAAGCTCTCAAACATGGGTTACACAGTTATTTCGGCACCACACCGCGCTGCGCCTTTTCGTCAGCCGCACACTGTTTTTGCGGATTAACTGTCCGTCGCTGTGGCCACAGCTTGTGTGCGCTTAACTTCTCGCGCTTCCTCGCCCGCTTGTGTGGTTGGTGCGGCATTGCAGTCCTGCCCTGCTTTAGCGCTTCGGGGAAAGTCCCCGTCACTCGCTGTGTCCTCCCCTTACGGGGCGCCTATGCCGCATATATGCCCGGTTTCCACGGTTGCCCCACTTGTTTATACTCCGTTGGTGACTCCGTTTAGAGTTTGGCGCAGGCGGCTGGACTCGAACCAGCGACCAAGGGCATTCAATCGCATATCCCTTCGTGCGATAAAGCTCTACCGACTGAGCTACACCTGCATATATAGGTGCCGTGTGGGAGGTGCGACCTCCCGCCCCTGATCGTGGGGTGCAACGAGCGCACGGCATATGACAACAGCCCATAGGTTTCCCTACAGGCTGTTTGTGCCGGTATGACCTTTCGGTG